AGTATACTGGAGATGCGAATTTAAATGTTGTTGCAGATGTTGCATCGACTGATGTGCTTACTGAAGCAGCAGGGAGTGTAACTGTCGAGAAAGGTAGAGTTGTTTGAGTCGGTGAACCATTCTCCATCGTCACGATGCTGAGAGTGACTGGAAGACTTGGATCTTTTGCCTCAAAATAGATGTCGATCGAGGTGGCCATGATGCCTCCTTGCATATCGATCAAGAAGCTTTGAGCAAGAGGATCTAAGTAATAGATTGGAGCACCTTGACCAGGGTTAATCACTGGTAAGCCACTTAAACCACCTGGGACCTCACTTGCACCACCTCCACCTACATCGATTGGAGTTGTATTCGTTGGATTACTTACTACGACTGGTGCATCAGTATTACCAATCGTTTCTGTACCTGAACCTGTGTAATTGCTTGGGACAGATACTGAACCAGGACCACTGTTTGTAGCTGGGAGTACTGTTGTGACATCTCCATTCGTGCTCTGGAATGGAGCAAGAACTAATTGAGTTACAACTGGTAGAGTGTATGGAGGAGTCGTTCCGGTCGTTGGAGGCGGGAACGTTGGAGGCTGCGTATTGACAACGTTCGATATCGTCTGAGAGCTGCTTACATTTGTAAGTACTCGAGATTGAGATACCTGAGATGTCGATATGACAGGAGTCTGTGTGGATACGATTAAGTTTGATACTGTATCAAGAAGACCTTGAGCAGTATAAGAAGCCTCAGCCGAAGTTGTGACTAGATCTAAGTTATTCGTAGCTGAGTCACAGACTCGGAAGATACGAGTACCTGTCTTAAACTGAAGTGAACTATTATTTGGAATTAAGAATGCACCAAATACATCACCTGCAGAATCAGTTACTAATGGAGTCGATCCGCCTGGATAAGAGGTTGCACCAGATGCTGCAACGAGTGGACGAGGACCAGTTCCAGAACTTGAGGAAGAACTATATTGTAAGCTATTCCAATAATCTGTCTTTGTTCCACTTGGAGTTAATTGAGAGCAATAAGCTGATACTGAGGTAGAATCAAAGAAAGGATAAACCGTTGTGTTTGGCTTTAATCCAGATGCCCAGAAGTATACTGTACGAGAACGAATGAATGGAACGATACTTACATCGACCACCATATTTCCATAGTTCTGTGTGTTAACTGTGGAAGATAGAGATGTAACTGTTCCGGTTTGAACCTGATTCGTTGTCGTTGTGGTTGTCGTGGTTGTAGCAGTTGCTGTTACACCTAGTACAAGAGATTCGATTTGGTTGAGAGCTGGAGCTGAGGTTGAACTTGTGGAAGTACCAGCCCACGTGGTCTGCCAATCGTTCCAGACAGTTCCAAGAGTTCCAGAGGATTGAAGCTGAGCAGCAACACTATCATATACTCCAGTGTCATTGATCACGACGTCAGGAGCTTGAACTGTATCCTTCCAATCGTCTGTCGAAGGAGTGAGTTGTAAATCACCTGTCCAATTGAATACATCAAATGGATTTACGAACATCGTGTTTGAGGCGTAAGGCTGCTTGATATAATCTGATTCGTAATATTCAAGAGTCAATAACGAACCAGTCTGCATCACTCCAGAAGAGAGTGAGGAGTTAAACTTTAACTTTACGTTGTCCTCGAAGAAGCTTGGACGGCATGTTCCAGTTGCGCTCTCGATCGATACACTATAGTCTGGATTCGAGACGTTACCTACGCTTGAACCAGAGAACGAATCAACCACGAAACCATGTTGATAATAAGGTGTTCCAGTGTTTGGATCAATGATTTGAGTTGCCGCCGTGCTATTTTCTAAGAGTGAAAGCGCTGTATAGTATTCAACGTTCTTTAAGCGACTATCAAGTGATCCAATGTCTCGCATCGTATATCTACGATTATCGATCATCTTTGGTGATACGCCTTGAGTCGTAAATGTATAAGCTGATAAGTTCAGCGTATAAAGTATCATCGTTCCATCTGGATCAGCTGGAGCAACTGGTACATCTGCTGATACACCCTCGACTACACTGAAGTTGCCCTTCTTATCCACATAGATCTTATCGATACGTGGTAGGTAATAGTGGATATCACAAGTGACCGTCGTGTTTGGAATCACCATCGAAACAAGAGAAGCTCCTGTTCCTGTGAATCCGCCAGTGTTTGTATCCTTTGTAGGACGGAAGTCTAATACGTCTCTTAATTGTAAGAGACCTTGAGAAGATTGAAAAGAAGGAATGTTCTCGTAATCGATCACGCCTGTATAAGAATCGACCGAGAAGTAATCACCAGCGCCATGTTGTAAGTAGCTATAAACAACAAGGAGTCTTCCTGTTGGAGCTGCTTGGCCTGGGATTAATTGAATACGAGCAACATCATAGAAGTTATCACGTTGACCATTATCGATATAATAACGGCTTGTGACATTCGTATCAGCAGTCGTAGGATCTGTTGAAAGATTTGCTGACATATAGATGCCAGAAACCGAGAGAAGATCCGTTACGTTTAAGAGGTCGTATCCACCAGGAGTTGTGTTTGGAGTATCAAGTATGATCTCTTGATTTGTCTGCAGAGTCTTTGTCTTCTGAGCGATATTACGGCTAGAAGGTGCAATGATATGAACACTTGTTCCAGCATTGCCAGAACCTAAGTGAAGAGTGACTGTTACGACTGAACCGCCGCCTGAAGATGTCAGAGTTGGAGCAGCGGTTTGCGGAACGATACTTCCATCGGAGTTCTTTACTACGAGATAGTCTACTGTATCGATCGAATAGAAGATTTCATTCGAGATTGGAGTTAATGTTACGTTGCCAGAACCATCAGCTGGATTTGGGTCATAACGCTTCTTGACTGAGTAGAAAGTATATGTCTGACCATCGGTGAGTAGTGATTGAGCTACTGAACGAGGCAGTGAGAACAACATTGAGTTATTTCCGCCCGAGAGAGCTGGTGTAGAATCAACTGCCGTTGCTGTAAAAGCAACACCTGTTCCATAAGAAGAATAGACTGTATGAACTGAACCAAAGCCATATGTTGATAGCATCTGTAGATCGAAGATGTACAGATTATAGATGGCTGATGAACCAGAACCACTTACGTACTCGATCGAACGAGCTCTTGCATAACCAACCGTGATTGAAGAACTATTCTTGAGAGTGATCTGAGCAAACGTATTGATGTCAGGAACGCCTACGATGTTTGTGATCTGGAATGAGTTACCAATGTTTGCCACGAGTGAAACCTCATGAGCATATCCTTCATCACGTGCTTTATTGACAGGAATGTACTTAGTGTCGACTAATTGAATTCTATAACCATCGACATAAGCAGTTGATTTTTCAACACCAACTGCTAGCTTTGATTTACCATAAGCAGTTGCACTTCCTGTATCCACCGCATTACCGGCAGAAATGATTTGATCTGTCGTGAATAATCCACCGTTTGTTCCAGTGTTTAGGTACTCACGAATATTCAGTAAGAAAGGATTGACAACGAAGTTTCCAGCTTCTTCGAACGTTCTTTCCGCCATCGTATCTCCAATAGCTGAATAAGGATCATTTGCTGGACTATTTACGATACCATTGACAACGACTAAGAGCTGAATGATATTGTTTTCTGTACGACCAGCAAACTCAATTGGCTGAACGATTAATTGAAGATCGATTGCATAACGATTTGCACCCGGAGCAGCAACGTTAGGTGAACCTAGCGCGTTATCTGTGAGGGTTGAATCGTCAGCAGATGTGACCACGCTCTCAGTGATACGATACACAATACGAGCCGATGGGTTCGTGGTATACTTACTGAGAATGATCGATTGAGCACGAGCGTAAACAAAGTTTCCTGATACGAAGAATGCACCCTCGCTGACAGAGATGTTTGTGCCGTATCCAGTTGGATAGTTATCTCCGTTGGTGGTATCAACGCTGAGTAGATTCTTAACCTGAACAAGACGAACTGGATCACCGTCTGAGAGTAAGTATTCGCCTGGAGCAAATACTTTTGTAGTTGTATCTGTACCTGAAGAAGTGTACTTTACGAAAATCGTGAGAGGATCTCCAGAAGTGATTGCAGGAGTTGCATTTACAACTTTTGCAGTCACGCCAGTCGTTTGACCAGTAATCGTTGTACCAATTAATTCCTCATAGTAATTATCAGGAATTAATGCCGTACCGTTTGTGATGCCACCAACTGTGGAACCACTGTATGTAAAGCTAGAATAGATCTTTACATAAGCGTAAGCATTATCCAAGGAAGCTTTTCCACCTACGACAGCTGAACCATCTTTAAATATGTTACTTCCGAAACGATCCAATTGAGCCTGGATCGCAGTCTGCATCTGTGTCAATTCACGAGCCTGAACTGAATATCCAGGACGAAATAGCACGCGCATGTAATTCTTCGACTGATCGAAGTCATCATAATAAGGTGGAGTGTTATAGGTCTTGATTGACATTGTAGGTATTAAAATTCGATAACTAACTTAATATTCTCGATCTGTGAGGCTGAACGATTGATTGGAGCACGATTCTCAAGGAAGAGCATCTTGCCTGAGTAAGGTTGTACCTGAGGATTTATAAGTCCTCCAGAAGAAGCGATTGAACCAGTTCCACCCGTATGACCATTGACTGTTTCGCCTAGTGTAAATGTACCATAACCAGTGTTATTGTTCTGGTGATACTTTAATACACCTGCGACTGAATCATAAGAGTCGATATAAGCGATTGTGCCTGAACTTGCTCCAGTGATATAATCTCCAATCGTGAATCCTGAACTTGAAGTAAATTGAATTTCTTTCAGAGCTGAATAAGTCGTTGCAGATCCAATCGTAGTTGTACCATAGGTGTATGGGTTCTTAACGATACCAATCTGACGGAAACTATTATTGACGATGAAGTTACCAGATCCATCTGCATAGAGAAGACTGACTTCAACTGCAGTAAAGAATGCACCTAATTCACGAACTGGATCAGTACCATGACCATTTGGAGGTGATAGAACTGGACGTGCTGCTGCACCTAATCCAGTTGAATCGGTGATCGTGATGTAAGCGTTATGATAAGGAGTGCTTCCATTCGCTGTTACGTTGATTGCAGTGATCACTCCACCCGAAACGACTGCTTGAGCGGTTGCTCCTGTACCATCTCCATGAATTGTAACTGTAGGAGATGAGGAGTAACCAGAACCACCATTTGTTACGACTGCACGATAGATCTTACCATTGTTTCCAGCCGAGTTCTGTTGAATATTGTACTTTGTCTGATCGTCAGAGGATAAATCAGAGATATTCTCCCCAGCAGGAATTACAACGGTTTTGACTGGAACGTATGTGTTTGTTAAGAAATTGTTTGCATCCAGAGTACTGATTGAGAACATGTACTTCCAGATATAACCATCACCTTCCGAGGAAGGATTCGTATTAGTTTGTGTAGGTTTTACAGTTGATGCACCAGAACCTGCTACGATACACTTATAAACCTTAAATTCATCGGTCAGGATGTAGAAAGACTTAGAATAGATTGAGGAATCGGCATCATCCCAAGCAACGTATGAAGTACCGGATGTCCAGTTCACTCTTGGAATAAGATTCATGACGTTTGAAGCAGTGATTTGCTTCATTGCGATCATGTTCGTCCATGCCTTATTGATATCAACAAGATCGTCTACTGGAGTGTCGGGTGTACCGTCAGTCGTGACGGATAAGCTGTTTGACCATGGATCGGATTTACCGATAAAAAGGTAGACACCGTTCGAGGTATTTGCTACGTCATTGATGAAATTGACGGCATTCTCGATTCGAAAGTTTGTCGTGATAATGGCTGGCATAGTAGTATATTAGACGAAAACGACTCCAAGAGAGGTGCCGTTCCAGGTTAATGTGTTATTTATAATGTCTGAGATGGAATAATCGTCCCAAGGATAAAGGGTTTCTACAGTCTCAAAGGTAACGTTCGAGTACATTCCAACCGCACCCTGATCATAGAAGTGAATCAATTCGGAATGATTTGCTCCACTTGGAACTGCGATCGACATCTTATACGATGAGGAATTGAAGCTAGTTGGGATCGTTCCAACCGTGTCATAGAATGTATTAAGACCGATATTATCGACACCACCGCCTGGTTGAATGATTAAGATGAAAGGATAATCCAGAGTCGTGATGATACCTGGTTGATCATGAGGCATACGGCTCAGGATATTACCGGTCAATGGGTCATAATTAATGACTTCGTTTGGATATAGAAGGATCAGGATTTGACCAAAGTAAATGAATCCTGCTGGGTGAACGAGCTTCTTAAAGGTATCGTTCCATACCGATATGTTATTACCTGTATTAATTACGTAAGAGAACTTCTGATAATAATAAGAGTCCTGAAGCTTGATCGTATCCGATAAGAAACCAAGGTTATTGGTATAAGCGCCCTGAGTGTATCCAGTCAATACTCCAGAGCTATTATAGACAGGAGTTTGATAGGTTTGATCCCAATTCCCAGAAGAAGGAATCAACATCAAATTCTTTGGATAACTGACTGTCACTTCATCATCATAAAGGATCTTAAAGAACAAGGAGATAGACTCCTCAGATCCTCTCATCGAGTAGTAACGAATGAGGTTCTTATAGAGAGTGACACGATCCGTAGTAAGTACTCGAGGGATCGAAACCGCAATTTCGGTCTGAATTAAATTTAAGTAATTATTGTCAACTGAATCTAGATCTCTTGCTTCTTGAATCGTATTCAGAGCAAAGGATGGCTGCCCACTCTCATTCAAATAAGTGTAGTAGTCCTGAAGAAGCTGAATCAGATTTGGAGAACTTGTATTCTCGATGTTCTGACGAATCTGTTCAGGAACTAATGGAGCAACTCGAAGATTTTCCTTCGTTTGCTTTCTAACACTCGCTGTACTCTCAATGAGGTAGGTCGACATCTTTAGACGTTAGTTGCTGGTGTAGAGTAATTAATTGCTCCTGCAGATCCACTGACTGCGATCGTATCGATAGAACCAATGATCGTTGTCTGAGTTAAATCGATCTCGAGCAATTGATTTCTCTTTGGAGCGAGATCGTTTGAGCTTGAAGGAACTGTAAGCTGAATTGGAGTTGTCGTATCAGGTCTAAATCCTGAGATCGTAATCAATCCGTTTGCCGTATCGATTGTTCCTACATCATAAAGAGCAACTGGACTTCCATTCACAAGCTTATAAACGAATACTCTACGATTGATCGAGTTAGTGATTGGAGCGTCTCCAAAATAACAAGTGACACCATTGATCAAGAAAGAACTTGACTTCATGATCGAATCAGTCGTGTTCGAGATCATGATAGGTGAAGAGTATTGAACTGTAAACGTATTGTTTGCAGTATTGATTGGAGTTACCGTCTTATACATCTTGACGATTGCGTCCGAATTTAAGATCGAAGGATCACAGCTATCGATCGCTCTCAAGAGTTCTGAGTAACGAAATACTCCTTGGAAGCTTTCTAACTTATCCGTGTTGTAACTTGAGATCGTGTTACGAACGACTGACTGTAATTCAATCAGACTTAGATCAGTCAAGTTAGGATTGTACTTGAAATAAACTTGGAGTGAAATGTAAGTAT